ATATTATTGTAAGTAAAGAAATGATTACATCAATGATGGGGGATAAAGCACAGGAGTTCCTAGAGTGCTTGCGTATTGTAGAAGATATTGTCCAAAACCCAGAACACTATGTTGGCATGCAAGCAATTAAATCAGCAAATCTTCTTGCTGGCTACAGAACACTAATGATTGTGAAATCACAAGTTTTTAAAAGAAAATCAGCCGTTATGGGCGATCAAGACAAGTTTGTTAATGATATATGGAAAACTATGTATGAAGCATTGGCAGAGAATATAAACACACTCAAATTAGCAGCAAAGGTAATTCAATGAAATCATTAAGACAACTTCAGACCCCTAAAAAAACTTTTGAAGAAACTCCGGTTCAACTTCGCAAAAGTATAGTTGAAGAAATTGATAATCACTTGTCATTAAGAAATGTTTCAAAATTCAAGCAGGTGCAGGGTTTTCACCCTAGTTATACCAATCAATGCGCTAGATACTGGTATTACCTGTTCAATGGAGTAGATGTAACAACATCGTTTTCTTCTCAGACTTATCGTATATTTGATAATGGTCATGCAGTCCATGATCGTCTTTATAGTTATTTTAGGGAAATGGGTGTGCTTGTCGCAGAAGAAATCCCAGTAAAATACGATTCTCCGCCAATTGAGGGCACAGCAGATGGTATTATAGATTGGGATGGAAATAAACTTATTGAACTAAAATCAATTAGTTCAGAAGGTTTTCATTACCGACAGCTGCATAACAAACCCAAAGACGAACATTACCGGCAAGCCCAAATTTACATGGAATGCTTAAACCTAGATTCTGGTTATGTTATTTATGAAAATAAAAACAACCAAGAAATCTTACCTATTTATATTGAAAAAGATTCTAAATTTATTGAAAAATTATTTAAGAAATATACCAGGATTTACCATGATTATGTAAATGGTGATATACCTGAACAGCCATACAAGAGAACATCAGCTAACTGTAATTCTTGCGATTTGGTTGAATTATGTTGGTCCAACAATGAAAAAGTACGAAAAGAAGATATGTTCTAATACAGAATGTGCAAAAAAATTTGAGGCAAAGGTTTATAATGCTATTTACTGTTCACAAGAATGTAGAAGAACAGTAACTAATAAAAATTTATTAAACAATTATTATGAGAAAAAAAGAAACAAACATAAAAAAAGAATTTGTGCTGTTAAAATTTGCACTACAGTTTTATCTTCTTATAATAAAGAAAACATTTGCGAATTATGTAAACAAAAAAGATTTGCAGAAAGATTAATTTCCTGGGGTTGGGAAGAATCTGACGCTAAAAGAAATTTATGAGCGTCAAAAAAATTGTGAATGCAATCAAAGTAAAAAGGGTTCTTTCAATGGACCCTTCATCAAATTCTCTAGCTTGGGTTATTTTTGATCATACTACTAATGGTATATCAATGGTTGCTTGCGGTAAAATTAACTTTAGAGAAACAAAAGAAATTTCTTTAAAGTTTAAAACTATAAACAAAGAGCTTAAAGAAATACACAAGCAGTATGGTGCGGAAATTGCAGTTATTGAACAATCAATATATGTTCAAAATTTTGAATCAAGCAGAATTATTTCTTATATCATAGGATACTCGTGGGGTGTGTTAAGTAGTTTTGGTGTTGAAATGATGGATATAAATCCTTTAATTTGGAAAAACAAAATTGGTTATAAGAATATAAGCGCAACTGATAAGAACAACATTGACAAAAACGGGGAAAAAGGCTCTTTGCAAGCTAAATTAAAGAAAGAAAGAAAGAGTAGAGTTCGTGAAATTGTTAAAACATATTTTACAAATCACGCAGATTCACTTGAAGATGATGATATCATAGACGCAGCGGGTATCGGAGTCTGGTATTCGCTAAAACTTCAAAAGGATTATTCATGACATCTGAGCCGTATAAAGATAAAGCTTTTTTGTACGAAATGTATGTTAAAAGAAGGATGAATCTTACTGACATCTGTAAGCATTTAGAAAATAGTTTTAATATAAAAGTTACTCCACAAGCTGTTTATAACTGGGTTAAGAAATACGATCTTCTGAAATTCAGAGGAAAAGGTCGCAACTTGTCTACCGGAGGCTCAACAAGAGCAAAGCCGCCTGCGTTAATTGCAGCAGAAAAACGAAATAGAGAAATCAAAAAAAGAAATACTCAACGAATTAGAAAGAAGGGCCCATGAGAAGAACAGTCAGTTTAAAAGATATCAATAGTTTTAGCAAGCTGGATATGATTTATAATCAAATCAGAATTATTGAAGCAAAACAAAATCAAACAGAATTCAAATGTCTTGGTTCTGGTGAATGCTGCCGAGTTGGTTTAGTAATTCATATGGGAGAATGTGCGAACATTGCATTCAAGCTAAGGCAAGAATACTACTTGAAGCTTGAAGACAAAGGGCAGGAGTTTGCTGATAGCTGGATGAATGGAGTGGTTGAAGATTTGAAATTAGCCATGCATGATGAGACATGGCAAAACGGTGGGGAGACAGAAAGGCATTGTGCATTTTACAAAGGCGGTTGTACCGTTTATGGGTATCGGCCAATGGTGTGTCGTTCTTTTGGAACTATAACTCATGTTGATGATTTTTGTCCCAGAATTAGAAATTCAATGGGAAATATTGATTACTTTGCCGGTGATGGGGTAAAAAGAGTAATTCAACAATTTCAAGACTACCTGAAGGAATACTCTAGTGATAAAGATTCTGGGTATGACATGGTTGTGTATATGCCGTTAGGTGTCTTAAGTTTCCTATTGGAGAATAATGAATTGGTTGAATTACAAAAGACTACTCCTGCTCATTTCTGGCTGGCTGTTGATGGCTGGTTTAATTACAGAGTGCAATACACAAAATTGCATGGATACTCAGATGAAGTTTTGCAGAAAGAAGCCGTTGCTGTTGGTTCAAGTATTAAATTTATTAAAAAAGAAGATCGTGTTGTGTGATAAACTATATTATAGGTAATTTATAAATTATGACCGATATAGAAAAATATGATGACCACCAAGAAAAAACATTAATTGATGTTTTAAAAGATGTTGAAGAAGTTGGCTTGCTGTATGTAAAGGGATACAACATGCACGAAATTGCTTCCTTGATGAGCAGCACTCCCGATAAGGTCAGAGATCAGATAGATGAATATAAAAAGATTCTAAACCGGCAAGCAGATGAAGACCCTTATTTTTTAGAGAAAATTCAATTCAATACGATTAAAGCGTTAAATGAGTTTGACCAGTTAAGCAAAGAAGCCTGGGAAACAGTAAATATCGCTACCGATCATGGCATGATCCCTGCAAGAATTCAAGCAATTAAACTGGCCGGTGAGATTGCGACCAAAAAAGCTCAATTGCATAAGCTTATGGGAGCTACACAATCAGATGGGCAATTTATTGCCAGAATGCAAAAGGCAGAAAATGTAAACCAAATTTTGTCCAGAATTCTAAGAGATGTTATTTCTAAATATCCAAATATTGCCGAAGAGGTCAGAAAAGAATTGCAAATTGCTTTTGACATTATGAATGAGGGATAACGAAATGAGTCCAGCAAAGTCTCTCATAAAGGTCGGTAATGAAATGAGTCCAGCATATGCTCTCATAAAGGTTCAAACAAGGCACTCAGAGATAGCCTCAGGCTTCTCCAAATCAATTCTAAGCACCTTAAACTATCATTTAGGTAATCTATGACAGATTATCTAAATTTAAATCTAGAGATTGATGATTTTGATAGATTATTGCGTTCAGATGATCTTATCGCAACTCCTGTGCCAATTCAAACATTTGTGCAAGAAAAAAGATATTTAGGTTTGCCCCCACTTTCACCTATTCAAGAAGAAATTGTAAAACATAATACTCAGATATTTAAAGAAAAAACATTAATAGCTTTAATGGGTCAAGAAGCCGGCTCAAAGTATTATCAAGATTATACGGTTAATGAAGTGATATGTATGCTTGGTAAAGGTAGTGGTAAAGATCATTGTAGTCGTATATCTATGGCTTATATAGTGTATTTGCTGCATTGCTTAAGAGATCCTTTAAATTATTTTGGTAAAGCTCACGGTGTTTATATAGATTTGCTAAACCTTGCTGTAAACGCTCAACAAGCACAAAGAGTATTTTTTGAACCATTTAAAAACTTATTATTGAACTCTCCTTATTTTAATGAAGTTGGATTTGAACCAAGAGTATCAGAAGTATTTTTCTTTTCTCGGCCTGTGAGATGTTTTTCTGGTCATTCTGAAAGTGAAGGTTGGGAAGGTTATGAAGTATTGACTGTAGTTTTGGATGAAATTGCAGCTTTTAAAACAGATGCGGAATTGAAAGGTGTAACTCGTTCTAAAGGCTCTGCATCTGCAATTTATAATATGAGTAAATTATCTGTTATGTCCCGGTTTCCAGAAGTTGGTAAGGTTATTCTTTTGTCATTCCCTAGATATAAGGGAGACTTTATTGAACAAAGATATTATGGGGCAAGGGAAAAGCAAGAACCAAAAACTTGGACAATTAAAGCAGCAACTTGGGAAGTTAATCCTACGATTAAAAGAGAGCAATTAGAATCAGAATATATTAGGAATCCAGTCGAGGCTGCTGCTCGTTTTGAATGTAATCCACCGAATATGGAAGATGCTTATTTTAGAGATCCGGATTTGGTAAGAAAAGCATTTATGCTTGAAGATAATCCAATGGATGAAGAAGGACAATTTTTAAATTGGTTTAATGGAACAGATAATCAAGTAAGGTTTATTCATGTGGACTTGGCTCTTAAAAGAGATAGAGCAGCGCTTAGCCTTGTTCATTGTTTAGGGTTTAGAGAAGTCAAAACACTAAATGGCGTAGAAAGTCTTCCAATTATTAAAGTAGATTTAGTTCACGCTTGGGAAGCAAGTATAAATCAAGAAATTAATTTTGCATCAATCCGGCAAATGATCGTAGAATTGTGTAGAAAATTTGAGGTTGCTAAAGTTACCTTTGACAGATGGCAATCTATTGAAATGATTCAAAGCCTTAGGTCATTAGGTATCAATGCTGATTTTCATAGCGTTAAGAAAACAGATTACGATACTTTAATGACTGCGATTTATGATGGCCGGTTGCGCGGCTATTGGGATGAGTTATTAGTTGAAGAAGAATTATTAAAATTAAGATTATTTTCTAATAATAGAATAGATCACCCAAATTCTGGGTCTAAAGATTTAGCTGACGCTGTAGCTGGCGCTGTGTTTGTATGTGTTGAAAATATGGCTGTAAATGCTGAGGTTAGTATTGAGATTCTTTCACCGGATAAATATTACGAAATGGATGAAGAAATGCCTGAATACGGCACTGTACAGGTGTATAATAGTGATCTTGGACAATTTGTTCCGGGTTATAATAAAACAAAGGAAGATACTGAAAAATGGCTGGATTCCCTATAGAACAAGTTAAAATAACACATGAAGATTTGGTAAATCAATTGGTAAAGCAATTGTCTACAATGACTCTTGAAATGTCTGTTGTTAGAGCAGAGAATGAAAAGTTAAGAAAATATGTTGGCGATTTACTTGCTGCTCAGACAGTTAATGAATAAAAGTAATTATTTTCTTATATAGAGGTTGTGATTGCCTACTCTCGGCAGTAGCCTGACACTACTCAAATAGATGAGCCTTGCTTAGATGTTTGAAACATAAAAACCAAAATAAACAAATAGGAGAAAGTAAAATGACACTTAAAATTAACAAAGTAGATAGACTACCTGATATTGCACGATCTGGGCGAACATCGCCTGAATTGGCAATGATTATTGAAACGCTAAATAATTCGGTAAAAAATAACCAAACTTTTAGCCTTGTAGGTATTAAGCCAGGTAATGCATTTAATTCAATGCAACAAAGAATTCGCGCTCAAGCTAAAAAATTGGGTTTTAAAATTGTTATTAGGTTTGATGCTGCCGAAGAGACTTTGTACTTTAAGGCAACTAAGAATAATGTATCTGTTTCGGCAAAAGAAACCCCTGGTGTTTCTAGCAAGACAACAGCTAAAAAATAATTAAAAATCTTTAAAAAGGCGTAGCGTTTTCACACGCTACGCCTTTTTTTTGTGTATACTGATATTTATGATAGAAATAGAAAAACAAAATATTGAAGTTGAAGCAAAAGATATTGAAACCTGGTGTCCTATGTTTGGGCTGCCTTGTTATGATCGGCAATTAACTGAACCATTTTTTATGTCTTTTGTTCAGACAGTAATTTATTGTAAAGATATTGGTTTGAAATTTGCTGTTAGCACAATTACGGATTCACTAATTAATCGCGCAAGAAATAATCTTGTTGCTAAATTTATGGCCAATCCTCAATTTACTCATTTAATTTTTCTTGATGTTGATCTTCAATTTAAACCTGAAGACATACTTAAGCTATTATGGCACGATAAAGATGTGATGACCGGCAGCTATCCAATTAAAGATATTAATTGGGATAAAGTAGTTAAGATGTCTAAAGACGGAGTTCCTGCTAAAGATTTGTTAAAAAAATCTACAAGGTTTGTAGTAAACCCAAGACCTGATGCTCAAGGGAAAATTGAACTTAATAATGGAGCTATGGCTATTCATGATGCCGGAAC